AACAATATGCATTGTCATAAAAACTCCATTACGAATAATTAATTATAACATCTTTAGACGATGTTGTCAAGTCTTATCAAAAGCCCTAAATTTATGTTCAAGAAACATTCTACTATCGTGATTTGGATCGTCGGGGATTGTTCCTTGATCTGACCATTGTTCTTTTGGCACAGAAACTGGTTTTTCTTTGAACCAGGTCAGGATACGTTCAAAGAATCCGCCTTTTTTGCTTCAGGTTCTCCCAACGGAGGAATGATTGGTTTATTAGGTAGCAAACCAGGAAACGCTTCTCGGATCAAATCTTCTTTTAATGATTTATATTTAGTTTGTAGCTTTCTGTCTTTAGCTAGACATACTGCTTCAGCTTCTGTCCAATGAATACCTTCGAGCAATTGAATGAACAGCTGTTCTTTTCTACCCCTAGTCAAATTAATATCATCTTGTAACCAAATGTAGAAACGTCTAAATTCTACGTAAAGATTTGACTCGGAATACCCCGCTGGAATCGATGTATCTTTTTTATACGGTGGTTCACCTTCGGGTAAATTCAGTTTAACATTTGGATCAAAATTAATTTGCAACATACCCTTTAGAATCGGATGGTCATATGCTCTTAATGTTTTAATCTTGGCTTCTTTAGAGCCAGCCTTTTCAACTTCTTCAAAAATCTGTGGGATAGATGTTTTCACTTTAAAATTCCTCTATAACTTCTAGCATGTTCTTCATTTTATGTTCAACAAAGAAATTTAGTAATTTACTTTTATCTTTTGTCGGCGTATCGGTATAAGTATTTATAATGGATTCTTTAATTGAAGTTGGGATACAATCGAAACTAACCAATTTGCGGTTACGCTCATAGTTTTGTTTAAATTCAGGATCCTGGGGCATTGCATCAAAATCTTTATACCAAACATCTAACTTATCTTGCCTAATAGCTTTTTGTCGTGTACCTGTTACAATACTATCATCAGCAGAAAGAACATTGGGAACACCGTCGCCTTTGTCACCTCGAATAATATGTTCAAACAGATATTTTTCTGGACTAATATCCGATTTTACGTATTTCTTTTGAATGGGTGAAAATTGTTTAACATTCTCATACTTTTGCAATTGAATGAAGTCATGATCACCCGATAATACTAAGAATGGTTTTGGTTCTGAAAACAATACATTACTAGTATCATTTGTCTGAGACCATTCTGCTAATACTGCAATCACGTCATCTGCTTCTGCGCCATCGACATTAATTACTTTATACGGGAAGAATACATCGATCTCACTCCTGATAAGATTTAATGCTTCAAAGATTTGTTTCCAATCCAATCCAGACGCTTCACGAGCCTTTTTCCTGCCGGCCTTGTAGAACTTAAATGCTTCTCTGCGCCAGTAATTTTGATTGTCACACGCAATAACAATCTCGCCAAATTCTTTACCGAATTTTTGTTTATAGCTTCTAATAGAATTTAGAATCATATGACGTAGAAGTGGAACTTGTACCTCGATGTCATTGCGGCTACCGATCTCCATCATAAGATTAGAGATGGCTGTTTGATTAAAGTCAACTACGATCATGATATATTTTCTTAAGTTAGTTTTACTATTACATTATTTTCTGGCGGTGTTACTTCAGTACTAGTGGGCGTTTCGGTCTCACCGAATGTGTTTGTATATGCTGCGCCCGATTCATTTTGAAGTTGTATTGCCGCAGCATAAACTGCTACTTTTGATTTAACATCTGGTTTCAATGTTAAATCAAATACCTGATTTCCGCAACCTGATAACAAGTTATAAACAATTTGTGTGATTTGCGATGTTACCGCACTTCTAATTGCCGCCTTGTTTACTATTGTATTAAAGTTTAAATTGAAGCCATCGATTGTAGATTTAAATGTTGCTAAAGCAGTAACTACATCGGCAATGCCGGATCCGCTAATTAGTTTTGCGGTAATCGAATCAATTAAGTCTTTGGTCTTCAATGATTCAGTTAATGCTTTAAGATCAATATCTGGCACATCACCATTAGGTGTACATCCGCTGCCTAATAAATCTTGCAATGAACAACCACCTGCACCTGCTGATCCCGATACTGGCCCTACGCCTGATAATCTATCAGTGTTTGTTTTAAAAGTTTGCAATGCTGTTTTGTTAGCCTCAAGAGAAGCTTTTTGGGCTGTTAGTGTGGCATCGCCTGGGTTTGAAACGAGACCAGCATCAACCGTTGCAATCCTAGCATCAATGCCTGCGATAGCTGCGGTTATAGATGTTCCAACTGGATTTTGATATAATTGTCCGCCAATTTTTTCCATAACATCTGAAAAATCATTGACAGCGGCTTGAGCCGAATTTATAGTTGCGGTCACCTGATCTATTAGTTGTTTAATCTCTAATAAGCCAGTTGGTATCAAGCCACCTTGCGCCATTTGCGCTTTGCCTTGACTCAGCTGAGAATAAAGTTGTTGTAATGGATTGCCGCCTATCTGGGATAAAATAATCTTGATAAGCGAGCAATATGTTAATTTTAACACTGACATATAGTTACCTCATAATTCGTAAAATGATTGTATCTATATTTATCCTACCATTAACCGCTTGTTCTTTAGCCTTAATGTCATTAATGTATGTGCGTAATTTAACTTTACCTGCACCCATTAGATCTTTAATTTGTTCTGCAGGTTTGCGCAATGTCTTTTGCTTAGATTTATCAGGTGACCAATTTTGCAAAGCTGAACCTTTGACCGTCATACCTTTTGTAGACTCAGATGTATAAACTGCTAGCTTACGAGTTTTAGTATTAAATACCCATACTTGTTCTGCGCCTACTAGATCAATTGCCTTTGCAGATGTTAACCCAAGCTCTTCATCTTTAACCTTATATTTAAGATTTTTAATCTGTGTAACTGCTGGCTTCTCTCGTACTGCTCGAGGTTTACGATTTGCTTTCTTAAATTGTGAGTATTTGTCACAGTCAGCAACAAATGCCTCAAATAGCTTAACTAAGTTCTTTAGTTTTCGTTTATTGATATTGGAATACCCCTCAATCGTCTGAGAGTCTTTAGTATCAATAACTGCGGTATAGTGTTCTAATTTTTTCTCTGCCCATACTTTAATATCTGAAATATATGGTCCAGGAATTTGATTGGATTTCAAATTGTTATAGAGATTAATTTCTACATCATTCTTAATAAAGTCATCAATCAATCCTTCTACTTCGCCGATATACTCAGACGTCTTTTCTTTCATTACATCTTGAATAGAAGGCTTCTTAACTACGCCGATAGGTGTCACAACCTTTGCAACAGATTTTTTATTGAAGAATCGATTTTTGCCTAGACGAATTAATTCCTCAAGTGCATTATTAAAGCCTTGCATATGAGTAGGCGATAATTTGGCACCCTGAAGAACTAGTCTAGCAACCCAGCCATATGTAATATGTACATCTTTTTCTTCAATCTCAGAAAAGTATTTGGCATCTTCTGGTTTATTATGTTTAATATAATATTCGTAATACTTGTAAGAATCTGCCCGAGTCTTTTCTGCAGAATACCAATTGTTAATACGTATCAACTCTGCGGTATAATTTACAGAAATAGGATCAAGGTGCGAAACCGAAGGCTCCGAACCATATGTGCGACTCAAATCATGTTCACGTTTAGATGCCAATTTTATCCCCTATTGTAAAATTAATTTCTCTGATAGAATCATACCTACACGAACGCCATTCGTTTTTCTCCAGATCAAAAACGGAAAGCACGTCGTCATTTTCTTTTCTGACGCGATCCGTTTTCTTTTCAAGAATAGGTAATGATGATTCGATAAGAGTACACTTCATTTTTCTTATTGTATCATCTTTCTTCATGAAAGTCAAATTTACAATGTCCGTTCTGAGAACGCCCTGTAACCATTCCCTAAACAACTTCTGTTCTGTTGGGCCGGTTTCTTTATACCAAGTTGGGGATTCTAAATTCATTTTGTACAGCTTTCAAAATAGCTTCCACGCGATTATCGACGTGGTAATTGTTCATAATTAAATTGTGACGGGCTAAAATGCCGTCTTTACCGGCGTCATCAAATATTTTATTTGCTTTTTCGGTAATTGGTAATGGATTTTGGATATCTTCATAATCATAAAATAAAATATGATCATGCATATTAACAACATCTCTATGATATTTTAATGAGCGAGGAACAATAGGAATTCCTCCAGTAATTAAAGCATCGTATATTCGAATTGGCGCATCATTCAATACTGGAACAATCCAATGTGCTTTATGACTGCACCATTCGGTAAATCGATCCAACATATCTCGGCTATGATAAGAACCATCTACTAATTTTACATTTGGCAATGTTTTATGTAGTGTGGTTAAATTCTTTTGACGTAATGGGAATTGCGGATATTCAATGTGTGTTCCTAATGGATCATTGCTACGATCTGTGTCTGTAATAAGATTTAAATGTTCTTTTAAATATTCTTTAGACCATTGAATAGTACCAGACCCAACCGGGCCTGCCATGATATTATTAAATCTTGATAATGGTTCAAGATTATCAGAGTGTGTTGGAACGTAAAGATCACATGATGCAGCTAGCATACCTGATAGAGCAAACCAATGATGGTTATCAAAATCCCAAATAACGAATGCAGATGTCGGCGAATTTAAATACAATTCAATGAAACGATTTAAATTGTTATCAGTCATCACATTGTTATTACTTAAAATAACAACTGAATTCTCAAATACCTTTGGTGCCGAATTCATATTAAAGAAGTGCATATTTGCACCTTTTGGTTTATATGTAACAGCATGGAAAATATGGTCAGTTAAGTAAACTTGACCGGAAAAGTTTTTGCTTAAATTTTCAGCAAGGTTTCTTACTCGATTGTTCTTTAAGCGAACCATATCATAAACCAAATCTTGTTGTGACTGAGCACTAGTTCCAGCAATTGATTGGGCAATGTTATTTGCAATACCATTTGTAGCACTAATGTAATCAACTAGATTAGTTGGTGGCGGTGGTGTATCCATATTATAAAATACTGACATTATTAATAATCCTTTTCATCATCTACATTTCTATTATTTGCCAGATTTCTAATTCTATTTTGGATCTGATCTAAAATAAGAACATGACATTTATCTGGGCCTACAGTTTGATCAAATACCTCAAACACTCTTTGTAACATTGCGCAATTGAACATTAGTAAATCTGCATCATCGTCGCACATCATTAGTTGTCGATCTACGGGTTCCATTAGATCGCGCATACGTTTTTCTACTTTTGATTCTTTCAATTAACGACCTCTGCCAACTTTCTTTTGAATGACCTTATTCGGGATGAGAAGATTTTTTGATCTTCCTGTGTTTGCTAATGCCTGCAAGTCTGCTAAAGGTTTCGAATGTGATTTTGGTTTTCCTGATTTTATAGTATTGGTATCAAGTTCTTTATTGTTTGCCATATTGTCTCCATTTTTAAAATGCTTTTAGTTTTTGCCAAGTGTCCATCCAATTAAGTACATTATAACACCCACCTATATTGTTGTCAATAATAACTTTACCTAAAGGATAATCATTACCTACTTTATCCATACGATCTCCAAAGAAATGAACTTCTTTTTCGTTTGGTAAGTATTTGAGTATTTGAGATTTGTCAGCGCCTTTGGCAAATATGTCAATGCCCGTTTCACCGCCGACAACGGCCTGTACATTAGGCCATTTGGTGTTGATTTCGTTTGCAATATACTCCCGCTCAAGATGAATTCTATCCCATTGATAATATTCGTCTCTTTCAATACCTATAGCATTACGACCAACTATTGAAAAGTTTAACATCCCGATTCTTTCTTCGAAATGTTTACCATATTTAAAATTATATCTAGAATAATACAGTTTGTTCTCAAGGAATAGCCATACATCATCTGGGCATTTCCAATCGCTTTTGTAAATTAATTTACCTTGTTGATAAATTGCATTACCTGAGCAATTGAAAGAAAACCTGGCTTTGTTGACCAGGTCTTCTCCAAGCTGTTCTACGGTTTTTTCAAGATCAGAACCCGTCACAAATGCAACAGGATGTTGGTCCATAAAATTATTAAACCAAACTTTAAATTCATTATCTATAACGCCACGACTCGGTGTGAGTGTGCCATCCACATCAAATATAAAATACATAATAAATTACCTTATGCTTTACCTTCTACTTTTTCTTTTGTACGACCATAAGCAGCGATACCAAGAACGGCACCCATTGCAATATGATATAGCCCAGCACCTTGAAGTGTTAAAGGTTGCCATTGACTCGTAACTTGACCTGCAGATAATGATTGAAGTAAAGACCATAAAACTGGAAATACAACAAAGTCCATTGTACAAGTTAGCATGTAAATCCAACCCATTGCGGGTCGCCATTTTTTATTGATCCAATCTTGTGAATCTTTATCATGCGCAACCAATACATCTGCACCTGAGTGCATTGCGCCACCCGAGCTTTTTAACATCTCGGGATTGCCAGATTTATAACCTTCAGGTGGTGTTGCGTTAGTATTAAAAGGCGTTGGATTTCTTTTTTCTTCTTCAGCGTAATCGTCCCAATTTGCCATTTTTATCCCTTTTTTTTATTTTTTTATCTTTTTTGCTCTTGGAGCCTTTGATGCAGCTGTTTTTCTAGCTCTTGTAGCCACTGGTACAGCTACAGATGATACTACGACGGGGGTTGCCGATGTAGCAATTAGTTCAGCTGGTGCCTCACCTTGTGCCTCGACCACTACATCTACAGGAGCAGGTGGCGGTGCGGTGGGGGCCTCGGCAGCTGCGGCAATAGCAGGCGACTCATTGTTTTTTTCTTGTCTTGCTGCAAGATCAAGAGTTGGTTCTTCTGTTTTCTTTGGTTCTAATCCAAACAATCTTCTTAAAATACTCATTTCAGTTTCCTTTTTTAGTTAATATTAAAAGTCACGGCAAGAACCGCAACAGCATTATATATTTAACACAAAACACACCTCACTATTTTTATAAAATTGTGTCGTCAAATGATGTAAATGTGGTTATCTTGAATCTTTTCGGTAATTCTTCGAATAAACCATATTCTTCACTGGTCCCATCCAAAATAATTGAAGGTAAACCCTTAAGATCGCCGACCCAGACAATACTAAGGGTGCAGTAATCGGTTTTCTTACTAAATGAGTTGGATGTATAGCGATCTTCGTAGAATCCAACAGGATAAAGTTCGCCTTTGAAATCTATACCGATTTCTTCTTTGATTTTTCGTTTGGCAGCATCAATTGCACGTTCACCTTTGTGAATTCTACCGCCTATAGGCCAGAAAACCCCCTTGCAGGGTTCCTCGGTTCTTTTAATTAACAATAATTTGTCATTGTAACGTAAACAAACATCAACGCACAAATTTACAGTATTTTTAATTATCTCTTTATATTGTTTTTCAGGAATAAACATTATTTCTTTTCATAATAATCACACTTCAATATCTATGTACCTACCAAGTTTTAAATCAACACTACGTTTTGGGTCAATTTTTTCTATTCTTTGCTTTTCTATTGCTTTGCGATCAGTTTCAATTCTAGTTTGTCTAGAAGTTTCTTGCATGCGTAGAATGTTTGCCTGATGAGCGGCATAGTAGTCTAATGATACTTTTGAAATCTTCATAATGTTATTTATTATCTAAAAAAATGTTGTTTAATTTCTTCTATGCAATCTACACGAAACGCATTTTCAATCTGATCTCGATAATCTTTATATCCAGGAGATAAATTTTCAATTACCGTAATACATTCATTGATAATTAGCTTGCCGAATTTTTCAATAGCTTCTTTATCATAAGAATCCATCTGATCCCAGCAACCGCTAGCTGTTAGACCGGACTGATACATCAAATCGTCAATTTTAGAATCCATATAATTTCCTGCGGTAGTAAATTTTAGATCATTCATTTATCTCCCTTGCTCGAATGGCGTTGGCACACCATAAAGCCGCGCCATCTTTTTCCCAATGGCTATCACACAACTCTGCACACGCCTCACGTTCTTCTAACACAGCCAACTTCACGAATTGAGCTATTTCAATCCACTCATCTTCTTCAGCTTTACGAATGATTTCTTTAGTGTTCATGGTTTAAACTTCAAAATGTTTAATGATTAGATTGAGGGCATTGATAGCAGCACCGTTACCAACAACATCCTCGGGGTGAAGCCAGTATCCTGTGGGATTATCATCAGTACGAGGATTCTTACGCCATTTGGTTAATTCATCTTTAAGATAATTTCGATGATCTTTTAAATTTAGTAAAGTAATGCGATCGGCTGCTTCACCGTCTAATGTAATAGGTCCAAATCTTTTATTCATGCTTTTCCCAAAATCAAATAGCCCATCAAGAGGCCGATCAAATAAGCGCCCAGCGGCGTGTAGAACAAGTTGGGCATCCTGCGCCCCATGCTAACAATGTCTTCTCTGTTCATATTATTTCCAAGCGTTAACTAAACCAATTAAACAAGTAACAATCGCTACAATATTTACCGTCATCTGAGGCTTATTCATCACTCGAATAGTCCATGTCAAGAACATAACGGTACCTAGTGTAAATGCAACAATATTATATGGATAGGCATCTGGCCCAACGGCATTGCAAACGTGTCCAATGATGATGAATACTGCACCAACCCATTGAATGATGTTATTCATTTGATATCTATCCTTAGACCGAGTAGATTGACTAAATCATCAAAACTACCGTTGACTTCGAGACCATTAACCTCAAGATAGCAGTTCTGGCTACCTCGTTGAGTACGAACCTCCTTGATCTCATTTTCTCGTAAAGCATACATGAAAGGTCTAGACACCATCCTGCTCTTCATATGACTTTCGGCTTCAGTAAATACAAAAACTCGTTCAGTCATTATTCGACTCCGTATTCTTTCTTAATATCGGCAGAACCACACCAGCCGGACTTATTATAGGCAATACGAGCGCAGTCGGCAGCAACCAAGCGGGCAAAGTTCTTATTAAACAGATCACCCCAATACTCTTCGGACTTTTCGTATTCGTAATCGGTAAAGGTCTCTGCGATATCAGCAAGCTTTTTAATTCGACTCTCACTATCCCCATCTCCGGTTTTTCCAACGCCAGTTTTGCTACTCTCCGAACCCAATCCTTCACGGCCAGCTTCGAACGCAGCTCTAAGCCACTCAACCATTACCTGATCGGGTTTATTACGTTCCGCATCTACAAGGAATCGTTCCGATCGAAGGGAGAAAGACTCAAGTTCGTCGAACCAGTCTTCAAAGATATCGTATGTCATAGATACTCCGCAGCGTCATCAAAGCCATTATCAATCAGAGTTTGCTTATGTTCTTCGGTTAACAGTTTGACAAAATCCCAGATCTCTCTGTCATAGTTACTAGACCAATCGACTCGGCCAGGACCAGGTCCCCAGGGTTCGTTTTGCCAGAACACAAAGCCAGCTTGTTCAAGCAAGCTAATAATACGATCATTCATTATCATTCGTGTCCTTTAAAGATTAACTGATTCACAACATTCAGATCAAACTGAAGTTTCGAAATTCTATCTCTGAGGGCATAGTATTCGGGGCTGCTGACATCGCCATCTTTGGTAACGATGTTTAGATACAAAGCAGCCGCTTCCTCATGTGCTTTATTCAATTCTCGTTCAAGTAATACTCGTCTGTCTCGTAACATTATTCAATCTCCGGAAAGTTAAATTTTTGCCAATCTCGCTTAACACCATAAAGTTCTTTAATTCTTTTTACAGTAGAATTGGCGGGATACATCGGTTCAAGAGAAAGCATCAAACTACAAGCATCCTCAATGAGTAGCTCAGCAAAGCGCTGAAAGTTATCGCCAAGCATGAGTATCTCTCTATCAGTGAACTCTGCTTCTTTTACAAATTTTAAGACTTTTTCATTCATTTTAGCTCAACCTTATTCTTCTCTGTGGCTGTGATGGTATAGTCATTATAATTGATTTTCCAATAGGTGTAAAGGCCTAATTTGTCCATTGCTTTATCAATACGCTCTGTGATCTCTGAAACGGGTAAATTGTTATCTACTGTAAAAGGAATCACCCATGCTTTCTCAATCACTTCATCATACGTATTCGGGTCTAAACGCTTGAGATTGGTTGTATGCACTCTCTTATTGTAGTATATCTTATTGGGGAGTGGTGCAGTATTGACATAGCCGTTTAGAGTGCCCGCAGGGCCGTTTGTCTGTGTAGACACCGTAGATGGAAAGTCTGGCATATCGCTGAAGAATGAGTCTTTGAGTTGTGAGCGTGGGATAATGGAAGTCATAGTAGAATGGTATATAGAAGGCGTTTGTAGCGCAAAATTTTCTGGGGGATTTTTTCTGGAGAATTTCTTTGAGGAATACTGTGTAGGCAGAAAGGGTTTGGATGAATAATATTAGACGGTCGCTATATGCTATATAAGCATACGCTGATTCTCGCTGTGCTAATTAGGGGGGTCTATCTGTCGGGGCTATTCACCCGGTCTAGGTCCGTAGCGATTATGGTTACCATTCTAGCGCCAGCAGCGTCTAGGGCCTTATACGCTATTAAGAAGGACTCTCGACCGGATGCCGTAAAGGCCACCCAGCCTAGCACGAAGCCTATAAGCAAATTGCTCATTACGCACCCTGTGTCAGAACATACTTAGCGAGCTGTTTCCAGTTGCCACCCTCTGCTCTGATCTTTGTCGTTGCTATGAGTGATCGCAAGCTGAGGTTGCTGACCTTGTTCATGTTCTCTCTGATGAACGCAATCGCATCTTTCTTCAGCTCTGTGCGGTACTCGCTCAAGAACTCAGGGTCTGCTACGAGTGTTTCCATACGCTCGACCTTCTGCTCTTGCGTCATGCTCAAGTCTACGCACATTGCTCGGCTCTTAACTGCTTGGTCTACACGATCAAGATCCATGTTGCTGATGAACACGATTGTGCCTGTGAATTTGAATGTCTTTGGCAGATCGTCATCTTTAAAGTCTGCGTTCCAGGAGATCCAACGATCACCGTATGAGTCTAATGCACCCTTGAGCAAATTCAGAGCTACTGGGTCTTTGAGCACGCTATCGCAGTCGTCGAATACTAACACTTGACCGTTACCCTCGAACAGAGTCCTGTAGAGGCCTTTTGCTGTTGAGAAGCCTTTGATTAAGCGGAATGCTTTGGGCGTGTTGATACGAGCACCTACTTCGAACTGTGCTAGATCTGTGGTGTCTTGCATGCCGTGTGACTTAAGAGCTTTCAACACTGTGTGCGTCTTACCCAGACCGCCCTGGCCTGTGATAATTGCTGATGCGATGGTCTTCTTAGCCACCATGTTGACCATTTGTTCTACGAATGCGAATCGCTCGTTGATACCAAATTCTGAAGCTTTGGCGCTGACATCGTTGCTTTGTACACCGATTACGAAACCCATCTTTGCAATGGTCTCTTTGACATAACCTTCATGCTTTGAACGAGCTACCATC